TTGATGGCATTAAATAAAAGTATAATTAAATTATATTTTGTAAATGATCCTAAAGGTAATTTTATGTATTGGTTAAATACTTTGCAAATGCCTAAAACTATAAAAAAATATTGTCCAGACACTACAATGTGGACAAAAAAAAGATTGCTTAAAGATGTTTATCTTCTCAAAGAAAACCAAGCAAGTCGTATTAATATTACCTTATCTTAAATAAAAGTTATTACATATTTTGTTTATAACTTATAATTCATTACATTTATATTATAATAATAATAATTATGACATTAAACACAGACACACTTATTGCAATAAAATCAGAAATAGAAAGATTAACAAAAATTGACAAACATATTACAAATGTAATTGTTACTATACAATTGACAGAAACAAAAGATAGTGATAAGAATTTTATGTTTTTAAATTTAAAAAATTAGACAAATGAGATACAGAATAAAAGACAAACAACAAGTAATAGATTGGTTTAATAATTTTGCAGATTATATAGAAGAATCAAATAAAAATTTATATGAGGAAGCTATTGAGTATGCAGATGATAATGAATGTGAATTTTGAAAAAACATAGACAATACAGATCAAGGCAAGGAAGATCAGATAAACAATATTCAGGTAGTATGAAAGTCATAGCACTTGCATTTATAGGTTTAATAATAATAACAATAATTTCAATATAATAATATGGGAACATCTAAAGACAATTTAATACAAAGAATTACAGAACTAGAAGGTAACTTAATGGAAGAACAAGAAACATTAAGATTAGCAAAAGAAAGTGCAGAACAATTGCTAGAAGAAAACAAAGATTTTGAAGAACAACTAACAAACTCTAAAGAACAATTAAAAAGCAAAATAACTTATATACACGAAACAAGTCATTTACAATGTAGCGATGGAGAAATGCATATTCAATATGGAGATTATGAAAATGATAACTGGATAGTATATAATACAGATCAATTATTTAAAGACCTTCCTTTTATAATTAATCAAGTTTGTAAAGAGAATAAAAAAATGCAAGATTATTATTTAGATAACATTAAAAAAGAATTAAAAGAATTATGAATAAAGTAAATGCATTTGAGAATGAGATTTTTGATCATTACAGACAAAGAGCAATAGCAATTAATAAAGCAATTGAACTATTAATAGAACATAATTATACTATTATAGATTTGGAAGGAAAATTTATTACAAAAGATAAAATTAATTTCAACTTTAAAGAATCAAGCAATTACAGAATACCTAAATTAAAAGAAGAATGATTTTACTTATAGATGCAGATAGTTTAGTCTTTGCTAGTTGTTATAGAAAAAGAGACACACCAGAAGATGAAAAATACTATACAGAAATAAGTGATTCAAGAAATAAGTTTGATAATCAATTTATGGCTATTGTAAATGATTTAGAAGAAAAATATACAATTGATAAAGTAATAACCTTTAGTGGATCAAAAGGAAATTTTAGAAAATTACTTTCAAAAAAATATAAAGCAAACAGAAAAAAACAAGAACTACCTCCATTACTTCACCCAATGCATAATTATGTAAAACAACAATACGATAGTATATTTGGTTATGGTGTAGAGACAGATGATATGGTAGCAAGATATTGGTTTAAATTAAGTAAAGAGTTTGGACGAAATGAAGTTATGATAGTTTCAATCGATAAAGACTATAAGCAGTTTCCTTGCCTAATTTACAACTATCATTTTAAGCACAAAGAAATATTAGATATTTCAGAAGAACAAGCATTATATAATTTTTATGAGCAAATGATTATGGGCGATACAGCAGACAATGTCAATTACTTTAAAGGTAAAGGTAAGAGGTTTGCTGAAAAATATTTTGTAGATTGTGAAACCAAATACCAGTATACACGAAAACTTTATGAATTATTTAAAACAAATTACAAAAGTAAAGCAAGGGAAAAGTATATTGAATGTTATAATTTATTAAAGCTAAGAACAAATTAATGGAAGGATTAGACAAGGAATTAACTACACCTGTAGATGCTTATTACTCAGATGAAAATTTAACACCCTTAGAGGTGTGTGAAAAAATAAACAGACTTTGTGGATTAAACATTTTTAAAAATACAAGAAAAAGAGAAGTAATAGAAATGAGAGCACTTGCTTGTTATATATTAAGAGATAAGTTATTTATGAAGTTACAGAACATAGCTAAATTTTTTACTAAACAAGGTAGAAAAATGCATCACGCAACTTGTGTGCATTTGCTTAAAAACTATCCAATGTATAAAAGCAATAATAAAAACTTAGATAAATTTGAGAAAACATTTTTGTTCAAATCTAAGATACCTTATGAGGATGTAGATAGAGCAAATTATTTAGAAAATAAATATTTAGATGTTGAATATAAATATCTAAAACTAAGAGATAAATTAAAAAATCCTTTAGTAAAATTAATTTTAGATGTTAAAGATGAAAATGTAGTTGATTTAATGAATACTATTAAATTAAAAAAAAGTGCTTATGAGTGGATAAATAAAGATAATTAATACGTTATATTAATATGAAGCCTAATAAAATAAAAATACATAAGATAAAATCTAATCCTAATAATCCTAGATTAATAAAAGATGTTAGATTTAAAAAATTAGTCAAGTCTATAAAAGAATTTCCAGAAATGTTAAAACTTAGACCAATTGTTGTAGATGAAAAAAATATAATACTTGGTGGAAATATGAGACACAAAGCTTGTATTGAAGCAGGATTAAAAGAAATCTATGTAATTCAAGCTGATGACTTAAGTGAAGAACAAAAGAAAGAATTTATTATAAAAGACAATGTAGGATTTGGAGAATGGGATTGGGATTTATTAGCTAATGATTGGAAGAATGATAAGATAACAGAATGGGGTTTAGATGTATGGGAGCATAAAGATTATGATGTAGAAGATTTTTTTACAGAAGAACAAGAAAAAGATGAGCAATATAAAATAATTTTAGATTACACAAAAGAAGAATATGATCAAGTAATAGAAATATTAAATAACACAAAAGGAAGTAAAGAAAGTATTATATATAATTTGCTTATTAAATGAAGATATATCTTGCAGGTCACGGAACAAGACACGCACATTGGGTAGTAGATAAGTTTTATGACTTTTATAGATTGCAGTCATATTATTACATTAATGAAAAGGAAAAAAATTTAAGTAGTAAGTATAAAGATTTTATTTTAGATAGTGGTGTGTTTAGTTATTTAACATCAAAGAAAGAACAAGCAAAGACATTGGATTGGGATAAGTATATTTATAACTATGCTAAATATGTAAAAGAAAATAATATACAAAACTATGTAGAGGTAGATATAGATACAGTAGTAGGAGTAGATGAAGTACAAAAGTTAACTGATAAGTTAGAAAAATTAGTAGGATGGAAACCAATGCCTGTATGGCATTTAAATAGAGGGTATGATAATTGGTTAAAACTATGTAGAGATTATGACTACATTTGTTTTGGTGCTTTTTTAACTGACAATTTAAGTAGTAAGAAGTTTCCAATGATTAACAAATTTTTATATGATGCAGCTAAACAAAAAACAAAAGTACACGGATTAGGATTTACACCAATGTTACTATTACCAAAATACAAATTTTATTCTGTGGATAGTACAACGTGGTCAGCAGGTCATAGGTTTGGTGAGGTACATAAATTTACAGGAAGCATTATAGAAAAAAACAGATTTCAGAAACGAAGGATAAAAGACCCTTATGCTCTTTCTAAATATAATTTTTATGAATGGGTCAAGTATAGTGAGTATTCAGATATTAATCTTTAAATAAATAAAATGAGTAAAGAAAATTACATTCCAATTCACGGATCAATGAAAAGACCAGCAAACCCAGATGTTGCTGTAATAGAAGTAAAAAAAGGCAGACAAGAATGGACAGGAGGAAACCTTGAAGTTCAAATTAGTACAGAAGAATTTACATCTGTATGTCCAACTACTGGACAACCTGACTTTAATCATATTACAATAAAATATAAACCAAATAAATATTATATAGAATCTAAAACAATTAAATTTTATTTATGGAGTTTTAGAGATCACGGAGCACATTGTGAGACTTTAGCAAAATCAATTGCACACCATTTGCATTCTGCTATTGAAGCAAAAACCATTGAAGTAATAGTAAATCAATTTCCAAGAGGTGGAGTTAAAATAATATCTACATATAAAATATGACAAAAGCAATAGTTTTATTATCAGGTGGTCAAGATTCTACCACTTGTTTATATTGGGCAAAACAAAAATTTGATGAGGTGTTAGCAATAGGATTTAATTATGGTCAAAGTCATATACAAGAATTAAAACAAGCACAAAAAATTGCTGATGCTGAAGGTATAAATTATAAAATTTTTAATATAAAAGGATTACTAGCAACCTCATCTTTAACTGAGCACACAGACCACACTAAAGAAAGTTACATTGATAATAGTTTACCTGCAAGTTTTACCTCAGGAAGAAATATTTTGTTTCTTACAATAGCATCAAGTTATGGTGCAGAAAAAGGCATTACTGATTTAGTTACAGGAGTTTGCCAAACTGACTATAGTGGATACCCTGATTGTAGAAAAACTACAATAGATGCACTGCAAACCACATTGTCGTTAGGATTAGGTGCAGGGGATTATAGAATACACACACCCTTAATGTATTTAGATAAAGCTGAAACTTGGAAAATGGCTAATGATTTAAATATCTTAGATGTTATTATTAAAGATACTATGACAGATTACAATGGAGATATGACTATGAATGACTGGGGGTATGGAAATAAAGATAATCCTGCAACTGAATTAAGAGTAAAAGGTTATTACTTAGCTAAAAAGAAAGGTTGGATATGATTAAGATAGAAAAAAAATATCATTTTTATATGGGTCATAGAAACAAAGAAGCAGGTGTAAAGTGTGGAAGGTTACACGGACATACCTATGACGTAGTGTGTACATTTGCTTTTGATCATATGACTAATGGTGTTACAATGCTTTTTAGTGACATTGATAATAAGGTAGAACCAATAGTAAAGCAATATGATCATTGGTTTTTATTATATGATCAAGACCCTTTAGTAGAAGTTTTAAATTTAGAAGGTGAGTTAATAAAGACAGTTCCTTTTGAGACAAGTGCAGAAAATATGGCAATTTGGTTATACAATGAAATAAAAAACAAAGCACAATTACCAATAGTTAGAATAGAGTTAGCAGAAACAAAATCAAGTAAAGTAATATATGAAGAATAAATTAGCAATTAGTGAAGTTTTTTATTCTATTCAAGGTGAAGGAAAGACAGTAGGTATACCAAGTGTGTTTGTTAGGTTAGGAGGTTGCAACTTAATGTGTGGTGGTATGGGTACTCAATTTGATGGTGAGTTACATAATGGAGCAGAGTTTAGATGTGATACTGTAGAGGTATGGATGAAAGCAACCTCAATGAATGTTGAAGATGTATTACCAGATGATTGTATAAAAGCAATAAAAAATGATGCACACATTATCTTAACAGGTGGAGAACCAATGATGCAGCAAGCAGGATTAGAAGCTTTTATTAAGTATGTAAAACATAATATAAATGCAAATGCTTATTTTGAAGTAGAAACAAATGGAACAATAATGCCAAATGAATTTTTATTATATCAAATACATTTATGGAATTGTAGTCCTAAACTTTTAAATAGTGGAAATGATAGGTCAATGACATTTAAAGGTGAAGTAATAAAAGAATTAAATAAACTTAATACTATTTTTAAATTTGTAATAAACGACATAAAAGAATGGAAAGAAGTAAAAGAAATTTATTATGACATTATAGATAAAAATAAAATTTACTTAATGCCAGCAGGTGAAAATCAAGATTTGTTAAATGATAATAAATTAAATGTAGTAGAATTAGCAATACAAAATTATGTTAATTTTACTACAAGATTACATATAGAAATTTGGAATAAAAAAACAGGTGTATAAATGAAGCAATATCTTACTTGGTCAGAAGTTTATCAGGCAGTAAATAAAATAGTATTACAATGCCCAAAAAATACAAAGTTTTATGGTGTGCCTAGAGGTGGGCAAATAGTTGCAGGTCTTACAGGATATTCAGTAGACACAATTGAGGAAGCAGATATTATAATAGATGACATTATAGATAGTGGAAAGACAAGAGATAGATATATAAACAAATATAAAAAACCTTTTGTATCTCTTTTTGATATGTCTCAAACTAATAGTACACAAAATGTGTGGTTAGTATTTCCTTGGGAGATGAGAGAAGAAGGAGAAGAAACAGTAGAAGATAATGTAACAAGATTGCTACAATACTTTGGTGAGGATGTAAATAGAGAAGGATTAAAAGAAACACCTAAGAGATTTGTAAAGTTTTTTAATGAATTTTTAAATCCACCTAAATGGAATTGCACTACATTTGAAGGTGAGGGATATGACGAAATGATTATACAAACTAATATTCCATTTCATTCATTGTGTGAACATCACATAGCACCATTTTTTGGAACAGGAACTATTGCCTACATACCTAGTAAGAAAATAGTAGGTCTGTCTAAACTAGCTAGAACATTAGAAACATTTTCTAGAAGATTACAGAATCAAGAAAGAATAACAATGCAAGTTGCAGAGTTTTTATGGAATGAATTAGAACCTATTGGTGTTGCTGTTCAATTAACTGCTAAGCATATGTGTATGGAAATGAGAGGAGTAAAGAAACATAACACTCACACTACTACAACCAAACTGATGGGAGTATTTAAATCAGATCAGAGTGCAAGACACGAATTTTTAAATGCAATTAAATGAGTTATAAATCAGACAAATCGGACACACTAAAAAAGAAAACATTAGAAACATTAGAACTGTCTTTTGGTGTGGTAACTACTGCTTGTAAAAATGTAGGTATTGCTAGGAGTACATTTTATGAATGGTTAAAAGATGAGGAGTTTAAAAATGAAGTAAACGATATACAGAACATAGCATTGGATATGGCAGAAAGCCAATTGCATAAACAAATATTAAATGGTAATACAACTGCAACTATATTTTACTTAAAAACAAAAGGCAAGAATAGAGGATATGTTGAAAGACAAGAAATCACAGGTGCAGAAGGTATGCCTACTAACTTTCAAATTGAAATAATTGGGAGAACTAAAGATAAAAACTAATGTTGTTTATGAGCATTTATTAGATAACACTAAAAAGATTGTAGTTGAACAAGGTGGTACTCGTTCAGGTAAAACTTATAATATTATTCTATGGATCATATTTGAGTATTGTGCTAAACAGAATGACAAAGTAATTACAATTTGCAGAAAATCATTTCCTAGTTTAAGAGCAACTGTTATGAGAGACTTTATGGGTATCTTACAAACTCATAGTATGTATAGTGAGAAGTTTCACAACAAGTCAAATTCTGAATACTATCTATTTAATAACTTAATTGAATTTATATCTTTAGATCAACCTACAAAGATAAGAGGTAGAAAAAGAGACCTCCTATTTATAAATGAAGGTAATGAGTTATTTTTTGAAGATTGGCAACAACTTATATTTAGAACACAAGAACAAATTATATTAGATTTTAATCCATCAGATGAGTATCATTGGATATATGATAAGGTACTACCTAGAGATGATTGTGCATTTTTTAAAACAACATACTTAGATAATCCTTTTGTAGAAGATTCAATCAAAGCTGAGATAGAAAGGTTAAGAGATACAGATGATCAATATTGGAAAATATATGGATTAGGTGAAAGAACAGCAAGTAAGAGTACTATATTTAAATACAATGAAGTAAATCAAATACCAATAGATGCTAATTTAATAGCTTATGGAATGGATTTTGGTTACTCAAATGATCCTAGTACATTAGTAAGTATTTATATTCTTGATCATAATTTATATGTTAAAGAACATTTATATAGAACACAAATGACTACCAATGATATTAATAAATTCTTAAAAGAAGAAAAGTTACAATCAAATCCAATCTATGCTGATAGTGCAGAACCTAGATTAATAAGTGAATTAAGAAAGATGGGTCATAATATATTTGCAAGTATAAAAGGTAAGGATTCAATTAATGCAGGGATTGACTTATTAAAGAGATACAAAATAAATATACTATCAACTTCATCTAATGCAATAGCAGAGTTTAGAAATTATAAATGGAAAGAAGATAAATCAGGTAGGTTAATTAATGTACCAGAAGATAAACACAATCATATAATTGACCCTTGTCGTTATGCAACCTACTCAATCTTATCAAGACCAAACTTTGGTAAATACACTCTACATTAAAATAAGTTATTAATTATTTTGTTTATAACTATCTTTATTGTATATTTAAGTATAATAATTAAATAATAACTATGGAAAATAATAATATGTTTAAAGAAGATCAAATCGTAAATATTGGAAACCTTACAGGTGGTGTTAAGTCACATATGGATGGTGAAAAACACACGTTAAAAGAAATGTTAACAAGAATAGAAGAACTAGAAAGTATAGTATCTGAAATGTCTTACTTTTTAAATAATCCTAGAAAGTTCAATCAATAATAGAATATAAATTAATCAATTAAATAAAAACAATATGAGAACACTAGACAGGTACAAACAAAATTTAAAAATTCAAGGTAACAATGTATGGAGTTATAGTACAATAGTTGCAAAGATAGATGGCAGTGATTTAATTCAATTAGGTTATTGGTCAATGACTACACAGAAGCACATAAATTATGTAGCAAAGCAGTTTAATTTAAATTTGATAGATGGATAAGAAATTAACAACAGCAGCCAAATTAGGTAAGCAATTTAAGAAAGCACAAATTATATTTTTAATTTTGTTTCCAACTTATTTTATTGCCAGAACATTAATTAGTTTAATCTTTAATATATAAATTATGAGTTGGGATGATTACTTAAATCCACACGAGCAACCAGAATACAGTTGTTCACATTGTGAAAAGCCTTTATATGAAAACAAAGAATATTGTAGCAATGGTTGTTGGGAAGCAGATATGATGTAAGATAATAACTTGGGAAAACTTACATCTATACGAGGTAGTCAGAAATGGCTACCTTTTTTTTATTACTTTTACTATTATAAAAAACCTAAATAAATACGTTATATATATATGAAACTTAGCATAACCATACCAACATCATTGAAAGATATTACTCTAAGACAGTATAAACACTTCTTAAATATACAGAAAGAAGACAAAGGAGATAAATTTTATGATGCTAAAATGATTGAGATCTTTTGTAATATGCCTTTAAGCAATGTTGTATTATTAAAAGTATCTGATAGTCAAGAAATTATAAAACTACTTAATGATATTTTTGATACCAAACCTGCACTAATACAAAGATTTAAATTAAACAAAATAGAGTATGGTTTTCATCCACAACTAGATGATCTTACCTTAGGTGAATACATTGACTTAGATACCTTTATAGGTGATTGGGATCAAATAGAAAAAGCAATGAATGTTTTATATAGACCAATAATAGCAAAGTTAAAAGATAAATATACTATAAAAGATTATGAGATAGGTACAGAAGAAGATTTATTAGATATGCCTATGGATGCAGTTATGTCTAGTATTTTTTTTTTGTGGAATTTAGGTCTAGAATTGTCAACAATTATGACGAACTCTTTGGACAATCAGGAGAACGAAGCCTTGATCAAACATCTGTCTTTAACAAAAAATGGGGATGGTATCAGTCAATTTATGCACTCGCTAAAGGGGACATTAGAAGATTTGAAAATATCACTAAATTAAAAATGCACGAATGTTTTATGATGCTATCATTTATGAAAGACAAAAACGAACTAGAAGCAAAACAAATAAAAAAGAATTTTAAATGAGCAATCAAGGTATAAGAGGTTTTTATCAATTAACTGAAACTATTAAAACAGAATTATTACAAGATGTAAATATCAATACAGTAACTACTGGAGATATTACTGATGTTAATTTAAACAAACAAGATATATTTCCATTAGGTCATATTATAATTAATAGTGTAATTGATGAGGAGAATGTACTAAGATTTAATATGAGCATTTTAGCTTGTGATATTGTCAACCAATCTAAAGAATTAACAGTAGATAGGTTTACAGGAAATAATGATGTACAGGACATCTTAAACACACAATTAGGAGTGTTAAATAGATTAACACAAAGATTAAGAAAAGGAACTTTATATACTGAGATGTATCAATTAGAAAACTCACCTAGCTTAGAACCTTTCTATGATCGTTTTGAGAATCAATTAGCAGGATGGACTATAACTATGGAAGTATTAATTTATAATGATATTTATATCTGCTAATGGAATATATATCTTTTAAACAATCAATAGAAACATTTGCTGAATATGTTATAAAACAAGCAAGAGTAAATTTAGCAAAGAAAGACAATCAAGATGGTAAATTATCTACTTCATTAACATCAAAAGTTGATTCTGTTCCTGGTGCATTTATAGTTAGATTCTATATGGAAAACTATGGAATATTCCAAGACAAAGGTGTTAGGGGTGTAGAATCATATTATGCAGATAAAGTTACATCCTCATCTCCTTTTAGTTATAAAAGCAAAGGTGGTAAGTTTGGTTTGAAAGGTATGCCACCACCAAAGGCATTTGATAAGTGGACAGTAAGAAAAGGATTAGCACCAAGAATTGAAAAAGGTAAAGCAGGAGCAGGACAATTTTTAAAAAGAAAAACATTAGATTTCTTAATAGCTAGAAGTATATTTAAAAAAGGAATAAAAGCAACGAGTTTTTTTAGTGAAGCATTAAGAGAAGGACAGGTTAAATTTGGAGATGAATTTTTAAAAGCTATTGCAAAAGATATAGAAAACAGAAATAAATAAAAAATGGCATCAATACTATTACGTTCACCAAGATTTGAAACACAAACAGCAGTAGCAAATGCAGTTCAAACAACTTTAAAATTATATGTAGATGCTCAGAGTACAAGCAATGCAACTACATTAAGATATACAATACAAAAGGATTGCGTAGCAGGTCAACCAGTATTATTTGAAATATCAGATTTATGTAATGATTACTTAGTTATGACATTTATTGGTGTATATCCAGATACAAATCCATTATCAATAAAAGTAGAAATTAACTTTCAAAATGCAGCAGGTGTAGATATATCTGGTTCAACACAAACTGTAAATCATAGAGGTTATGCAGGTTATGATACATTTAAAGAAGGTGCAAACCCTACTATAGTAACAAGTCAAATGCAAAGTGTATTATCTATATTACTACCAAATTCATTTGAAGGAGTTATCCCTTTTATAAATTTAACAACTCAACCAAGTAACCAAATTAAATATCAAACTGTACCTTCTAATAATAATCTTTCATTAGTTGTGGCAGGATTAACATATAAAATAATTAGATCAAATTGTAGTAAATATGGGATAGGTAATAAAGTAACATTTATAAACAAATACGGAGCATTACAAGACCTCTGGTTTCAGACTAAAAACGTAACTTCATTTACAACTAAAAATGACAGTTTTCGATCTAACATAATTTCAAATACAGGTACTTATAGTACAACTAATCCTGGAGTTACTGTATTTAATAAAACAGCTAAACAAAAATTTTCTTTATCATCAGGTTTTTATCCTGAAGAACTTAATCCTTTTTTTGAAGAACTTTTATTATCAGAACAAGTATGGGTTACATTTAGTAATGTAGCACCAATAGATGATACATTAAAAGCAATACCTGTATTTGTAACTAATAGTTCATTCCAAGAAAAAACTAGTTTGAATGATAGATTAATTGATTATACATTTACTTTTGAATTGGCAGCAGATTACATAAATAATGTTAGATAAATGCAGACACTACAATTATACATAAAAGATAAATTAGGTATTCAGCAAAGAGTTGATTTATTTAAAGATGAACAAATAACTATTACTGACAGTATTGTTAATGTAAAAGATATTTCTAAAGTATTTACATCATTTAGTCAATCATTTACTTTACCAGCAAGTGCTACAAATAATAAATTATTTAGTCATTATTATAATTTTAATATAATAGGTGGATTTGATGCAAGGCTGAGAACTGAAGCAAAAATCGAAATTAATACGATACCATTTAAAAAAGGTAAAATTCAATTAGAGGGTGTTCAATTAAAACATAATAAACCGTTTGCATATAAAGTAACATTCTTTGGAGATGCTATTACTTTAAATGACATTTTAGGAGATACTCAATTAAGTCAATTAGATTATGTAGATAAAGCATCTGGATTAGTATCTACGACATCAACTGGTAAATTAATTGATGCAAATGCTGCTTTTTTAACTTCAGTTTCTGCAGGTGATAGAGTACAAAATAAAACAGCCTCAACTTTTACAATGGTTGAATCTGTTGATAGCAATACACAATTAACTTTAAAATCTAACATTTTTTTAGGTGGACAGGATTATGTAATTAGTCTATCACCTTTTTATGATAATGATAGTGTATTTAAAAAGATGCAATTAAGTACAATTAATACAGAAGTTAATAGTGTTATAGTTCCATTAATAACACACACTCAGAGGTATACATTTATGAGTGGTAACAATCACTACCCTGGCAATTTAAAGTTCCATACAGGGTCTCAAAATGATCACGGAGTAAAGTACACGGATTTAAAATATGCTTTAAGAGTTGATTCAATTGTTAAAGCAATTACAGCAACTTTTCCAGCTTTAGTTTTTTCATCTGATTTTTTTAATTTCTCTAATAAACCATATTCAGGATTGTTTATGTGGCTACATCGTAAAGCTGGAGATGTGAGTACATTACAACAAGTCCAGACATTTAATGCAGCTACTCAATGGACAGGAGTTAGTGGAGCAGATGTATTTGCTTTAAGGCAAGGAACAAATTTAAGAATATTAAATGACTTTGATA